CAACGCCTTCTACAAGATCCTGGGGTCGTGCTCCGATTTCAAAGACGACCGCACGGGCAAGTCCCTCGGCAGCGTGGACGAGTTCCCTCTTCGCCGCATCTTCGCGATGGACTCCCTCACTGAGACCAGCAACGCCGCGATGAAGATGCAGATCGGCGCGCGACCTATGGCCAGCCCCGGCGACTACGGCGTGGCACAGAACAACCTGATGAACTTCCTGCGCCTCTGCACCCAGGGCATTCGGTGTCCGTTCGTCATGACTGCGCACGTCGATCGCGAGACCGACGCGGTGACTCAGACGACCAAGATCATGATCAAGGCGATCGGGAAGGCGCTTGCGACAGAGATTCCTACGCTCTTCTCCGAAATGATCTACACGACGAGGGAGGCGGATCGCTTTTTCTGGGATACAGCCGCCTATGGTGTAGACACCAAAACGAGAAGTTTGGGAATAAAGTCAAAAATCGAGCCAAACTTTGCCCTTATCTTTGACAAATGGAAAATGAGAGCGAAACTGTAATATGCCAAGAAATGTCATTGGTTATTCTTCATGGGCTAAGATGAAGATGCGTTGCAATAACCCTAATCATCACTGTTATAAAGACTATGGCGGACGTGGTATTACTTATGCAACCGCTTGGGAAAATTTTGACGTATTCATTCAGGACATGGGTTATCCGCCAAGTTACGATCACACACTGGATCGAATAGACAACGACGGAAACTACACGCCCGAGAACTGTAAGTGGTCTACGCGGTTAGAGCAAGCTCAGAACAGGCGCCAGCGCAAAGACTGTCCTTTTGGGATAACTGGCATACAATTGGAGAATGGTACTAAATTTGTAGCAACAGCTCGCGATCGAGGTCCACAACTTAAGCTGTACAGAGGTTACGACTTCTTTGAAGCTTGTTGTGCTCGAAAGTCCTGGGAAGCAAGGAGGGCGAAGCTGTGAACGGCTGCCCTCCCTGCAATCAGCACTGCAACCAAGGCCGGACCTGCCCGGCGAGAAAGGAATCCCGCGATGAGCCGAAGACAATACACCACCCTGATTCTCCAGGTCCGCATACCAGTCCCGGCGGGGAAAACGCAAGCCGGGACCGGCGAGTGGGTGAAGGCGCGTCTGACTGACGGCCGCGATAATCTGAATGAAAGGCCATTAACCGAAGATGAGTTTTTCGTCTCCCCTCAAACCCAAGTCAAACTCACGGGCAAGGAGACCTATTACTTATGAGCACAACTAAGATCGCGGACATCCCCTTTTAAAACGCCGTAGCTGGCGCGTTAAGTCCAGCCAACCTTCCTCAACTCTGAAAAGGAAATCTCTATGAAACCTTCCATCGGTCGAGTCGTCTGGTATTATCCAGCCGGTTGCGCTGATAAACAACCCTGGCCGGCACTGATCGCATACGTGCACAGTGACGCGCGCATCAATGTCGGCGGCTATAAAGCTGACGGCACTCCCTTTGATGCACGCAATGTGGAGCTTCGAATGCCGTCCGAAGGGACCGCGAAAGACGAAGACCATTACTGCACCTGGATGCCCTATCAGGTCAGCGCGGCCGCAGAAGCCGCGGCCAAGACGGCGGCTCCAGCCCCCACTCTCAAACCTCTCAACCCCTCCAAGTAAGGAACTACCATCATGTCTGCTTTCGATCCCAATGTCTTCCTCACCGCTCAAACCACCGAAGTCAACGAGAAGCGGCCCCCGTTGCCAGTGGAGAATCCGGCATCCGCCGACGGCCTCTACACCGCAGTCATCGGGGAGATCAAGACCTCCTCCGGCATCATCGAGAAGGGTGAGCGCACCGGCCAGCCCTGGGTCTCGATGCTGGTACCTTGTCGTGTTCAGGTGCCGGCGGAGCTCCAAGCCCTCGGCCTCCCGCCGGAGCTGACTCTGACCGATCGCGCCTTCCTGGACCTCACCCCGCAAGGCGGCATCGACAACTCGAAGGGCAAGAACCGTCAGCAGCGCGTCTATCGCGAGGCGACCGGGCTGAACAAGCCGGGCGAGCCTTTCGCGTGGAACATGCTGCAGGGCCGGGTGATCAAGCTCAAGCTCACCCACGAGCTGTACGAGGGAAATATCCAGGAACGCATCAGCGGCGTATTCCCGGGCTGATCAGCCTTTCCACTCACAGGGGCTTCGGCCCCTTTTTAAGGACCATTCTCATGCACGCAGTTTGGAATTTAGTTTCAGTAGGAGCACCTGAAGCTTGTTGGCCTTACACAGGTCGTACAAACAACTCGGGTTATGGAAAGCATAGAAAAATCTACGAACACGTTTTCGGTCCGATTGAACCTGGCTTGGTTGTAATGCATCTATGCAATAATCGAGCTTGTTGTAATCCGGCGCATTTGCAGGCAGGAACGCAGTCGGCTAATCTTGAGTATGCAAAAGCCTGTGGACGCACGCAACCGATCCAAACATCCTTGACTTGTCGTAAATTCCTACGAGGCACGGGTGTGCAGTACGATAAACGCAGCAATAACTACGCTATCATGTTCAAAGTTCTTGGTAAATCTTTGTACATCGGTATGCAAAAGAATGCCGAACTTGCTCAAACGTTGGCAAAAGCTGCGCTTGAAGAAGTTGAAAAACTGTTGCTAACGCGCCAGCACATTACATACGCTGAAATCAAGGAGCATTTCCGTGCCTAAGACTATCGAGATAGACCAAATTGTAATTGCTCCCGACCGGCAGCGTAAAACTTTTGACCCAGGAGAACTTAACACACTCGCTGAATCTATTCAAAGTCGTGGATTGTTTCACCCAATTGTTCTACGTTCCGTTGGAGATGCTAAGTATCTTGTGGCAGGGGAACGAAGGCTTCGTGCTATTACAGATATCTGGGCTTTGGGTGGTAGTTTTAAATGCGATTTGGAAAACGTCGCTTCCGGAAAAATTCCCTACGTAGATTTAGCAGAGCTTTCGCCCTTGGAGGCTGAAGAGGCGGAACTTGAAGAGAACATTCAACGGACAAATTTGACCTGGCAGGAACGAGCCGCCGCCCATCAGCGCCTCGCGACCCTTCGCGCTCGGCAAGCCGAAGCCGCCGGAGCACCTCCGCCCACCGTGGCCGACCTGGCGCTCGAGGTTCGCGGCTCTTCCGAGGGCGTCAACCACGACACTACGCGGCAGGAGCTGATCGTCGCCAAGCACCTAGACAACCCCGAGGTACGCGCGGCTAAGTCCGTCGGCGACGCATTCAAGGTGCTGAAGAAGGCGGAACAGCGTGCTAAGCATCAGGCCCTGGGAGCAAGGGTCGGTGCGACCTTCACTGCGGAGGTGCATCAAGCTTTCAACGAAGATTCCCTCGCGTTGATGAAGACTTTGGAAACCGGTCAGTTCGACTGCATCCTCACCGATCCTCCTTACGGCATGGGCGCAGATGAGTTTGGCGACTCTGGCGGCCTGGCGGGCGGCACGCACAACTACACCGACGACTGGGCTACGGCGGAGAGCTGCTACGCTACTCTCGCGATTGAGGGCTTCCGTCTCGCCAAACCCCAGGCGCATCTCTACGCCTTCTGCGACATTGATCGCTTCCCCCTTCTCAAGGTCCTCTTCGAAACCGCCGGTTGGCAGGTATTCCGCACTCCTCTCATCTGGTACAAGCGCCTTGCCTCCCGCGCGCCTTGGCCGGAGCTTGGCCCTCAGCGCAAGTACGAGACCATCCTCTACGCGATCAAGGGAAAGCGTCTCACACTCAAGATGGCGGGTGACGTGCTCGATTTCCCTGCCGACACCAACCTCGGTCACGCGGCGCAGAAGCCAGTGGACCTCTACCGCGAGTTGCTCTCGCGCTCCTGCCTCCCTGGAGACGCCGTGTTCGATCCCTTCTGCGGCAGCGGCCCGATCTTCCCGGCGGCCCATGAGCTGCGAGTGCGGGCAACCGGCGTTGAGCTGGACACCGGCGCCTACGGCATCGCGGTTAAGCGCATTCAAGACCTCGCACAACAGCAAGACCTGGGAGGCCTCTAATGCCACGAGTTCAGGGGGAAGGTCCCATCCCTTCT